ACTCAGCTAGAATAACTATATATGATTACAAACGAACAAATAGCAGCTGCAACAATGGCTCAGATTTTTGGAAGTGAATTACTTAGAGTAGATCAATCCACAATGGCAGGTGAAGGACAAGGAATGCCTGCCACTAGAATTGATCCCAAAAAAATACTTATGGAAGGCTCTAATAAGCCCGGGGCAACTTCTGACAAGGAGCGACGATTGATAGAAATGCTTCAAAAGGAAGCAGAAGCAGCTCATCCCATCACTTACTCTCAACCACTAGGTCCAGATGAGCCTCAAGGAGGAGTTCACACTCATCACCATGTTCAAACGAACATGCTTACTGACACAGGAACAATTGAGATGTTAAAGTCAATAAGTGATAGTTTAAAACGCATTGCAGACAACATTTGTAGTAACGAACCTGCTACAAGCCGTAAGAGAAATTTATTTTCTAAATGACATTAACTATTTCCAAGAGTGATCTAATTGACTCTTTGTTGGGACCTGTTTCAAAAATTTCAGATAACGTATGTATTACGTTTGATGGAACGAGTTGTCTCAAAACCATCGTGACGTCTTCAGACAACTCTCTTGTTTTACTTGTCAGACTGCCTTGCACTACTGATTGTAGTGTCAAATGTTTAATTCCTGATTGTAAAACTTTTTTAAGATTGTTTTCTGGAATAACTGAAGACACTTTAACGTTAAACATTCACGACAACTATATTGAATATGTTGGGAAGGACGTTACATTTAAATATCATTTGTTGGACGAGTCTTATGTTATTAATAAAAAATCTCTCAGTGAAGACAAGATAAACAAACTTGAGTTTGATACTACTTTCACTATTTCAAAAAGAGTTTTTTCAGAAATATCTAAATTCCATTCAATTCTTCCTGATTCAGAAAAATTATATTTTTTTGCAAAAGATGGTGCTGTATCAATTAAAATTGGTGATGAACAGAAAGCTAACACAAATCAGATGACTATGGTGGCTTCTACAGGATTCTCGGGATTGCCCCCAACCATTGATGCACCAATTAGCATCCAGAATATGTTATTGATGTCGTTTGCTGAACAAGACATTGAGGTAAGCGTTAATCACAAATTAAAAGTATATAAATTTAAAACCGAAGCTGTTAGTTATATTGCGTTCGGATTAGTGAAATAAAGTCAAAAAGTTGCTATAGATTTACCTACGCAGTTAGGTAAATAACTTTATGGCAAACAAACTCACAACGCTTGGGTACATCTTAAAAAGACTGAGAGATTCAGGATATATTGCGCATAAGCTGTTTTCTGATTATAGTGAATCAGATACTCGCTCATGGACTATTGTGATTGATCCAGGTGGAGCTTCAGTTTTTTGTACGTGTTATGTTAATGATCCTTATATAGGAGAAACGTTTTTTGAATTATTTGACGGGAACCAATTCATTCCAACTCGACTCAAAATTCAAACATCATCGTTCGAAGTTATTATAGAACAACTGATTAAGTTAGGTATAATTGGAACTAGTCCGATTAATCTAGATTATCTTTATAAAAATTAATTATTTTTTTATTATGTCGCTTCCAAAAAAATCCAAAGACTCACAGGTGAACAAGTCTGAAACAAAAGCTACCGTAGTCAGCAAGCCAAAAGCTAATCCAATCAAACCTAAAGTAAAGACCAAGCCTAACAGTGAACCGTTGAAGGAGGATTTGTTCACCAAGGAGTTAATAGAGCAAGCCTTATCGAGGCACAAGCGAGACGATTTAATAGATCGGAAGAGAAATTTTAAAGAGGTAGGTCACTTAGCACTAATCGCTGAGGAATATTTAAGTAGTTTTGCCTTGATTGGGTATTCTTTACAAAACGAAAAAGTGGTTGTTATTAACATGCCTACACCAAAAGATGAGGCGGCTTTAGTTGACTTGTTGAGAGCTACGTTTGTTGATTTGGCTAGCAATAGACCATAATTAATGTTGTTATGGATAATGACGGCACTCAACCTATTTCTCCTAGCAAAGGAAGACCAAAAGGTTCAAAAAACAAACCAAAAAGAGGCAGACCAAAAGGAACAAAAACTAAACAGATTCCAAAACCCCAACGTAGCACAATATCCGAATTAAATTCATCAGTTGTAGGTCAATCTCACTCAGACAGTCGACTATACAACATTAAATTGCCAGAAGACACAAATTCACAAGAATCCTCACTCGATTCACTGTTAGACGATCACAAATTAACCGAAGAAGGGTTCAACATTGACTCCGTCAAAATAATAAACAAAGAGCCTATAAGCGCCTCATATTATTATAGGGGGTCAAAAACAGTTCCTGTGGCAGGAGCTCAATACGAGTTCACTGCAGACATGATAGAAGAAATAAGAAAATGTAGAGCGGACATCACTTATTTTGCGGAAAATTATTTTTACATTGTTAGTTTAGATAGAGGTAAAGAAAAAATTTCTCTTTATGAAGCTCAAAAAAGAGTATTAAGAACATTTGTTAGAGAGAGACATGCAGTAGTGTGTTCTTCAAGGCAGATTGGGAAATCTACGATGCTTACTGTGTTTTCGTTGTGGATGGTGTGTTTTAATACGGATTACAGAGCAGCAATCGTAGCCAACAAAGAAACAACAGCTATTAATATATTCAAAAGAATAAGAATGGCATATGAACAACTTCCAAACTTTATTAAACCTGGCGTAAAAGATTATGGAAAGACTGGCATGACGTTGGGTAATGATTCTTGTATTATAGTATCAACCACGACCGCCACTTCGATAAGAGGTGATTCTCTTAACTGTGTTTTATTGGACGAGGCGGCTTATATAGAAAGCCATCTTCTTGAAGATTTTTGGTCATCTGTTATCCCCACTGTATCTTCTGGAAAAAACTCTAAAATTCTTGTAGTCAGTACTCCGAATGGGATAGGCAATAAATTCTACGATATTTATTCTGGTGCAGAGACAGGAAGACTTAAGCAGTGGAAGCACGAAAGAATCGATTGGTGGGATGTTCCAGGTAGAGACGAAGCTTGGAAAGCCACACAGATTGAATTGTTGGGCTCTGAAGAGAAATTTTTAGAAGAATACAATAATACCTTTTTAGATGAAGCCTCATCTGCTGTTGGAGCATCAATTATAGAGTCGTTTAAACAGAATAAAACAGAACCAATATGGACTTCTGAAAACGGCGACTACAAAGTATATGAAGCGCCAAACAAGAGCCATTTGTATGTAATAGGTGTTGACGTCGGAGAAGGCATTGGTAGAGCTTCTTCAGTGGCTCAAGTCTTAGACGTAACAGATGTTCAAAATATCAAGCAAGTTGCTGTATTTGGATCAGCTAAAATAGAACCATTTCAGTTTGCGAACAAATTGTTAGTATTAGCCAATTCGTGGGGAACACCTCCAATGTTAATCGAAAGAAATAATTGTGGAGCTCAACTCATAGACGCGTTATTTCATGCACATAAATACGAAAAGCTCGTGTCTTATTCAAAAATTTCTGAACAAGATCGGTACAACAAAACTAGAAACATTGGAGTATTGTCACATACCAATATCAGATTTGACGGTATTCAAAATATGAGATATTGGATAAACCATCTACAAACAGTGTCAGTTAATGATGATGCTACTATTTCAGAGTTTGAAACGTTTGTTCGTTTTCCTAACGGAAAATTTCGAAAGAAAAATGATATGTTCTTTGATGATAGAATCATGGCATTAGTTTGGGCACTTTTTATTTTAACTCCGGAAATTTGTCAAGAATATTTTTCAATAGTGGATTTAGATGATCAGCAAAGACCGCTCAAGATAGAATCCAACGGATATTGGGAAATTTCTGATGAAAAGTTTTTGTTAAAGGAATTGACAGACGCACATCATTACATCACCGAATTTAAAACAGCAGAAGCGATTGCATTTCCAGCACTCGGTGTTTCACACAAAGAATTGGACGATCTTGATAAGTATAAGTTAGACGTGGATGAACTGTTAGACTCTGGATATCAGTTTTTTACACCAAATCGGTAACAATACTCTATTATGGACTGCGCAAATCCTGAACTGCAATCATCTCTAAATTTATCATCAAAAGATAAATTTATATTGATACTGACTTTACCTCAAGCTTTGAGAAAGATGAGCAGATTAGATCCAGCATTAGACGTAGATTTTTTGCAAATGACCGTCCACGGAGCAATCGTGCCAGACATTTCAGTTCCAGCAGTCGAAGTAAGATACGGCGGACAAAGCGCTAACTTTTCGTCATATTCGAGACCAAACTATGCACCATTAAGTGTCAATTTTATTATAGACAACGGATTTAAAAATTACTATGTACTGTGGAAATGGCTTGCAATTTTAAACGATCCTCGCACTAGTACATATGAAGCAAACAGACTAGGAACCACACGTCAAGACCAACGTGAATCGGGAAATAACGCCGAATACCAAACAAATTTTGTAATACAAGCAATGAATGAATATAATGAGATCTCAATGGAATTTCATTATTATAATGCGTTTATTACAGGATTAAAAGGTATTACATACTCTTATAGAGACGGAGAAATAGCTGAAACATCAGCTGATTTCTCATTTGGTCAATTAGATATGAAGCGTCCGACAATTTAATTTTTTGTAGTCAAGAAAAAAAAAATATCAACGAAATAGATAAGTAATTTATATGAGAATCATTCAATCACCAGGCGTACAAATCACAGAAAAGGACTTATCATTAAGAGCTAGCATGCCAACCGGCACAACTATCTTAGTTACTGGCTTTGCAAATCAAGGACCCGTAAGCGAACCAATCATGATTACTTCCATTGCAGAGTTTGAATCAGTTTACGGCATTCCAACGACAGCTGCTGAAAGATATTTTTACTATACATGTAAAGAAACATTAAATTCACCATGCGTATTAACCACATTGCGGTTACCATACGGAACTGGTGGAGGTAGTGATACGGGTGTAGTTCATACCGCACTATTCTACCCAATGGCCTCAGCTGACGTAATAGATCCAACGTTAGGAACATTCGTAGAATGGACAATTGGAGAGCCAACAGCATTCAATCT